CGCGCTCTACTTCACCCGTGACCCAGCCGTGCCTACCACCATCATCTTCTGCGGAAATATCATTGCCAAGGATTGCTGTATCACCCGTGCCGGGAAACTGGCAGACCACTGGGACATCGTGAACATCCGTGATAAAAACGGAAAAAGCACCTGGCCGCAAAAGAATACGGAAGAAATGATAGACCAGGTTATCTCCAAAGTAAGTACCGTCGCCGTACAGAAGGAATATTTCAACAATCCTATTTCCGAGGGTGAAATATTCAAGGAAATAACCTACGGCAAGATTCCCTCTTTGAAAAAGTTCAAGTTCCTGGTAGTCTATGGCGACCCCGCACCGGGGGAGAACAAGACCAAAAACAGTTCGACAAAAGGCTGCTGGCTATGCGGAAAACTGGACGGGAAACTTTATGTAATCAAAGGATTCCTTGACCGGGGACTGAATGCGGAGTTTATCAACTGGTACATATCACTCAATGAATACGTAGACGGGCGAACCACTCTCTACAACTTTATGGAGAACAACAAGCTTCAGGACCCTTTCTTCCAGCAGGTATTCAAACCGCTTGTACGGAAAGCCAAAAAGGAAAAGCGTGTAGAATTGAACATCAATCCGGACACGGAAAAGAAAACGGATAAAGCCACCCGTATCGAAGCGAACCTGGAACCGTTGAACAGGGAAGGAAACCTCATCTTCAATGAGGACGAACAACAGAACCCGCACATGCAGCGTCTGACAGACCAGTTCAAACTTTTCACCCTGCGCTTGAAATTCCCTGCCGACGGTCCGGACTGTATCGAAGGGGCAAACAGAATTATAGACCGCAAAATGCGTGTCTTGCGGCCCGGACATTCCGCTTCGCGTTCAACCAGACAAAAAAATAATAAATACAGACTATGAGCAAATTTATAGAACTATCTGACTATGACGCCAGTATCCATCGTGACATACTGGACGCACTGACTCGCAACGATGACGCCATCGTTGAAATCTGCGAAGACCGTGCCATTGCCGAAATGCGCGGCTATCTCTCCGGACATTATGATTGTGACAAGCTGTTTGCCGCTACTGGAGACGAACGGAACCAACTGGTATTGATGATGGCACTGGATATCGCCATCTACCATATTTTCACCATCCATAATCCGCAGAAACTATCACAGATGCGGAAAGACCGGTATGACCGGGCGGTGGAATGGCTGATAGCCGTTAAAAAAGGCATGTCCGTTGACGGGGCACCGGAACTGGAAAAAGCGGAGCGCAAGTCAACCTATGAGTTACACAGTAACACCAAACGCATAAACCACTATTGACATGAAAGGAAATACCATAACCACCGGGGGAAACATTCCCCTGCCGGGACAACAGCGTCCCTCAACCATTATCCTGACACAAACAAGACGTTTCGGAATCGACATAGGCAGTTATATGAACGCTCTAAGAGCTGCCGAAAGCATCGACTTTCCCCAACGCGCCAAGTTGTATGACCTGTTTGAGGACATCCTGATGGACCCGCATCTTTCCAGTGTCATCAACAAGCGGAAAAGTGCCATACTCTGTTCTGTTATCGAGTACCGGCGGGGTGGAAAACCGGATGAGAAAATCAACGAGCAGTTGCGTTCTCCCTGGTTCCTGCGTTTCCTGGGTGACGCGTTCGACGCAATACCGCAAGGCAACACTCTTGTGCAGTTCTACCGCGACAAAAAGACCGGATGGCTGAATTACATCTTTATTCCGCGCAAGCATTACGACCCGGTACGTAAACTTATCCTCAAGCGGCAACATGACATAACCGGTATCCCTTGGGATGAATTTGATGACCTGCTGTTTATCGGTGAACCCCGTTCGCTGGGTGAACTTGCAAAGGCTGCACCGTGGGTTATATACAAGCGGAACAGTACTGCCGACTGGGCACAGTTTGCCGAAATATTCGGGATGCCGATGCGCAAATATACGTATGATCCCGATGACGAATCGGCTTTGGAGCAGTTGAAAGAGAACGATGCGAATCAGGGTTCCGCTTCGTCATGGTTCCTGCCTGACGGCTGCAACATGGACCTGGTGGAAAGTGGCAACAAGACAGGCAGTTCGGACCTGTACAAAAGTCTGGTAGACACTTGCAACAGTGAAATCAGCAAACTGTTCCTGGGAAACACGCTGACCACCGAAGCCGGAACGAAAGGTTCTCAGGCACTCGGAACGGTGCATGGCAAAGTAGAGGAACGTATCGCGCAAAGTGACCGGAAGTTTATCCTGAACCTGCTCAACTACGAGATGACGGATATATTCCTGCACCTTGGAATCAATACATCCGGTGGCGAATTCTGTTTCGCGGAGCCCAAAATGATTGACCCCACCACCAAGATGAACCTTTTCACCCAGGCAAGCAGCCTCGGACTGGAAATCAGCAAGAAACAGATGTACGACGAACTGGGGCTGGAGTGTCCGGAAAATGAGAAAGACACTATAAAGCGACCGCAAGCATCTTCTTTTCTTCCACAAACAGATGCTATCGAAGAGGAAGAAAAGCGGAACGCTCTCTCTGAAAAGAAACCTCCCGAAAAGAAGAAAGGCGGATTCAGAAACTGGTGGAAAAGTTTTTTCGTAAAAGCCCCGGAGGCGGGAAACCACGGGGCTCCTTTAGAGTGGTAATAAATGAGCTTTACCGGGACGCAGCGGTAGACGGCGCTTCATCCGGATTCTCATTCGATGACGAAGTGATGAGACAGGCACTGAAGAACATCTACAGCAAAAGTTTCCATCCGATGACGGACATCGAGGAAAACCTGTTCAACGAAACATGGAAAGCGATGAACGAAGCTACTGACAAAGGATTCGGAATACGCCAGCCTGTTGACCCGGACTATGACTTCTACCAGGAACTGAAACATAACAATGCGGTATTCTCCGCCTTCAAGGTGCATCGTGCGCAGAATGACATGGCGGCACAGTTACTGGATTCGGAAGGTAAGCTAAAACCATTTGAACAGTGGTCGAAAGAAGTGCAACCCATTGCCACACATCAGATGGAACACTGGCTAAAGACTGAATACGACACCGCAGTAATCCGCGCCCACCAGGCGGCGGACTGGAGACAGTTTGAACGAGAAAAAGACATTCTCCCGAACCTGAAATGGCTGCCGTCTACCAGCATCCATCCGGGAGCGGACCACAAAATATTTTGGGGAACAGTATTGCCCGTTGACCACCCGTTTTGGAAATCACACCGCCCGGGTGACAGATGGAACTGCAAATGCCCATTGACGTCAACAGACGAACCTTGTACACCAATGGACGGGATTCCGGAAGGCGGCGATGATGACAAGCCGGCTGACGGGCTGAAAGGGAATCCGGGACAAACCGGGGAACTCTTTGACAAGTCGCATCCGTACGTAAGATATGCGTATGATGGAGCGGAGAAGGCGGTAAAAAAGTATTTGAGCAAGAAAGAAGATACATATGTCTATACAATTGAAGGTATAAAGCAGGTTACCGTGCTGGATGGCAATGACCGGAAAATAAATAAAATAGTAGCTGATATAGAAAAAGATATAAGGATGAACCGGGATTATGAAACCGGAGTAATTGTAGACCGGGAAGGCAATGTTCTTGTAGATAAAAGAGGAAAGTCCTTTAGTGTCGGATTCTCAGATGAAGAATGCACACAAATGAAAGATGCCATATTTACACATAATCATCCCAGAGGCTGGAAAACCCCGGAAAACAATATAAGAAGAATTGGCAGTTCTTTCAGCATGGAGGATTTATCACTGGCAATTGGAAATGATGTTGCAGAAATACGGGCCGTCACTCCTAACTATACGTTTGTCATGAGAAGACCGGAAAAAGGCTGGGGCGTTTCCTGGGAAGATTTCCAGGCTACTTACAGGGAAGAAAATGCGAAATTGAAAAAAGAATTCGTTCGGCGTATCGAAAAAGGAATCTTGACTGTTTCACAAGCAGAAACAACACATTACCATATACTGGCAAGACGTATTGCTAAAAAATATGATTGGGAATACATCAAAGGAAAGACACGCTAATTTTCAGGCTCGTACAGGGTGTTTCCCACCTGGTCAGGCTGTATAACGTCATGAGTGTCGCTTCCTTCAAGCAGCCTGTCAGGGATACCGTCAGGATAGGCTGAGCAATAGTAATCATCTTCCATGAAATGCTTACAACGCGCGCACTGGGAATTGTAAATACTTAAAACCTCATGTCGGTCATCAAGAATCATCCCGGCAGTTTTGTCTTTATAAAGTCGTTGAACCATCTTATTTAATAATTATGGGTTGTCGAACAAATATACAATTAAATAGTGAAATAACATATTCATACATAAAAAAATGAACATAAAAGATTTTTCTGCACTGTTGAAAGCCAAGGCCGCTGAACTGAATGACTTCCGCCACCGGAAACTTCCCGTTTTGGTAGGACGCACAGCAAAAGACCATTTTCAGGAAAACTTCCGCCAAGGTGGTTTTGTCGACGGTTCCCTTCATCCCTGGCAGGAAGCCCAAAGAAGGAAAAAAGGCGGGAAAAGAGCTTCCACCAAATATGGTACGCTACTTTCCGGCAGAAATCACCTGTTCAGCTCCATCAAATATATTCCGGGAGACTCCAGCGTCACCGTGACAAACGACGTGGAATACGCAGCGTTACACAATAATGGCGGGCAGATAACCACACACCCACAAGTAACCCTGAAAATGAGGAAATTCGCATGGGCGCAATATTACCAGGCTGCCGGAATCACCAAAAGAATGAAAGCCGGTGGTAAGAAACGCAAAGCCATTGAGGAGAAACTTCCGGAAGAAGCATTAAAATGGAAAAGGCTTGCGCTGACAACAAAAGAAACACTTGACGTAAAAGCCACAATTCCCCAACGCCAGTTTATCGGCGAAAGCCGTGAACTGAATCAGAAAATAGAGAATTTGATAGAAACCAATATCACTAACATTTTAAACAAATAAGAATCATGGAACAACTATTTTACAGCATCCAGCAGCACATCGCTACCAATATGTCCGTCCTGTCCACCATAGACGAAGATTATGGCCAGCTCCAGACAGACGAAGACACCTATCCGGTCACCTTTCCCTGCGTACTGATAAATGCGGAACAAACCGATTGGGAAAGCCTTTCAGGCGGAGTGCAGCGCGGTAAATGCACGGTAGTCATCACTTTGGGAATCGACTGTTACGATGATACCCGGTATGGTAGTGGAACGGAAGAAAAGGCTGTTGAACGCCAGCAAATGGCTTCGGAGTTGAACAGACTGCTACATTGCAAAAGGTTTGAAGGTGCAGCCGGACCTCTTGTCCGGAAGAAGAGCAGGAACTACAGTCTTCCGGGTGGAATCAAAGTATATGAGATGAGATATGAAGTAACGGTAACGGAATAGCTAGCTCTTTTCATCGCTTTTGAACAACGCCAATTGCCGTGCTGTAAGTTTCGGCTTGCGTACTTTGGGAACCGGATTCACATCAATGTCTCCCAAACGATTACAGTTCTTGCGGATGATAGCCATAATACGGGCTTCACTGATAAAGAACTCGTCTTTGGAAAGCAAAGTCAGAGCACGATCGAAACGGAGGTTTTGTACCTCTGTCAGTTCGTAGTAACGTCGGAGCAATTTTTCATCCCTGCGTGATAATAATTCTTTGTTTCTTCCGCGTGGCATAATTTATGGAGATTTGAGTAACACAAAAATACACAGTTTTCCCCGTTAATGCACCATAAACACGCAAGAAACGACGCGCTCTGACAGGAATCAGCCACTTTTGCACCGTCTTTCGCGAAAGGCAGAGTTAAACACGACTTGGAAGCGCAGCCAAATCGTAAATTGTAA